TCTTAAGTGCAGCCTGACGTGCACGGAATCCAGCACCCTCTTCTTCGCTGATGAAGAAACCTTCACCTACGTTGACTTCGCGTCCGGAAAAAAGATCTTTAGCAATTTGAAATGCGGTAATCTCATTGGCGTTATCAAAGCCTGCTGTAACCATATCGAGAGCTGACTGTCGCTCACCATAACCAAGCTGCTCACGGGTCTTACCTGGAACTTTGGACTCACCGGTCCACCAGTCAAGGTCGCCTTTGATAGATCCACGAACATCATTGATAAATGACTCGCCTATGTTGGCTGCATCTCGTACTACAGATGATAATCCCTCAAGTACGGTTTGTCCTGGCAGCAGCACACCACGTGATAAAGCCTTGACTCCACGCCAGATCTGACCGCGAAATGTCTTGTCAAACTTTTCTTTTTCAATACGCTGACGCTCTTTGAATGCGTCTAGTTCTCGTTGTGCCTTAGTCTGTTGATCAATGTCAATCAGTTTACGAGTAAGCTCGTTGTCTGGCATAGCGCCATTTTCAACAAGTCCTGCTAAAAGACCACCAGATGCTAAAGGATTCTTATCGATAATGTTACGAGCACGTACACCAATATCGCCGGGAAGTGATTGAGCTGCAGAACGAAGCTGCTCAAAATCTGAAGCTGTCTGATCAAACGTTCTTTGTTGAACGCCCGTGATCTTCCAGCGACCCTGTGAATCCTTTTCGATCTTTGGAGTCGACACTAAGGAAGCCTGCCCTCTTCACTGAGAACTTCCAGTACGCGACGAAGGTCCTCATTGTTTGGGTCACGAAGGTACATAGCCTGGATGGCAGCAACACCTGAGTCAACTGATGTGCTCGGAATCGGTGGCATTGGTACAACTTCAGGACCAGGAGTGCTTGGATCAAAAGTAGACCCGTAAGATATAGGTCGATCGGGAAATCGAGTTGGCTCGTTTAGAGACGTCACCGGCATCCCTTCGAACAAGCTACGAAATGCTGGAGCCTGTGGGGGCGTAGGTGTGCCTGCCAATGGAGCCTCAGTCTGCATATTGTACACTTCCTGTGAAGTTACACCCTGGCTACGCATACCTGGAATGTAGCGTGCTGGTTGTCGTCCCGATTGTCCATCTCCACCCATTGGGTTGATGTTTGCTGGATTATTCTGAGGTGCTGTTGGCCTAAAGCCCCCGCGTCGTTCTGCCATTAGTCTTCATCCTCTTCGTCCAGATATTTACTTGGATCCACATTCTTGGGTAGTTCAAAGTTGACCCAAGCAGGATAAGATTCTTTATCCATAATCAAACTTAGGCAAATCTCTTCTGGAAAGCCAGCGGCTTTGAGAGACTTGTAGTATTCATTTAGCCAGATTGCGTAGACTTCTAGCTTTGTGTGGTACGGTTCTTTGACTGTACGCACACGCTTGACAGTACGAACTCTTTTTCTAGGAGCAGCCTTTTTCTTGCGTCGTGCAGGCATTGTATCTCCTATCGTCTACGAATTGTTCTGACGCTTGCCGTCGGCTCTCCTTGACCAGTCAAACCTGAAAGCAAACTCATAATGCTAGGTTGTCCTTGCGGTTCCATTTCTGGAAGAGCGCCTCCCACCGGAGCTTCAGCGGGAGCAGGGGACGGTTGCTCAACCATAGAAGGGGCAGCTCCGGCAGGAGGAACCTGTTCTTGAGGAGCGAATATGTCCTCAATAGCATCTTCGAGAGCACGTCCCTTTTGTCTCGCCTTGATAACAGATGCGATCTGTCGTACAACTTCAGAGGCATTACCACCTGATGCAGCCATCTGTGGGATTGCCTGAGTGTAAGCTTGTAGAGATCCGAGAAGCGATTGACGCATATTCTCGATCTCAATCTTTTCCATCTCCTGAGTAACGTTGATCAAGAACGGCATCTCGCGCATAGCGAGGTCTTTGGAGATCAAGCCACCACCAAGAGCTTGGAGCATAAAGATAAGACCTTGTGCTGGATTAAGACCAGCAAGCATTCCGTAGCGAACATCGCAGGAGTAATCCCCCTTGATGTCTTTCTTCGGATTGTATTCGATTTCGTATGGGCTACCAGCGTCAACACCACGAATGGTCTTGGAGTCAGGGTATATCATCTCGTCTACTTCAAAGCAGAGTGAGATTACATCGCGCATTGCGCTAGCAAAGATAGCCTGTGCGCTCTTGACTTGGGTATCGAATGCACCCATAAGAGCTTGTACGCCTTGACCGGTGACGATAGAAGCGTCGATGTTTCCGGTACGGCCTTCAGGATAACGAGCACCAACACGGAGCTCTTGGTTGAGAAGCTCTTGCTCGGTGAACGCACCTGGTGGGATGTTGAGTTCTACACGGCGTACACCAGCAGGTGTTGCTGTGCGGATGATTGCGTCTCCACCCAACTGCAACTCTTGTACATCCTGTGGCAGAACGATAGGAGCTTGGACGCTCTTCTCTGCTGCCTCCATAGCAAGGAGTGCGAATCGGTTGCGGAGCAACTGGATACCGATGATGTCATCGAACTGACCACGCAGTTCACCGTCGATAGATGGCTTGCGTGCCACTACGACCATCATCTTACCTAGCGGGTTCTTGGCGCGGGAGAGAACAAGGTTGCTCTTTGTTGGAAGATAAACAACCGACTGGTCTTTGTCATAATATCGAATGAGTTCTAGTTGTTGCATAAGGTCTTGTTTGTAGCCCTCACGACCTAGAAGCTCATATTCGAACTCTGGGAACATAGAGACCAGTTCACCCAGCGTCATCATATACCGCTTTGCGAATGCTACACATCGCCCATAGCGATCAAACTCTGGGTAAGCACCCAGTGGGTTTTCTAATCGGATGCGTGGCAACTTCGCTTCCTCGTCCAATTCAATGATGAATGGGAGGAAACCGTAGGTTATATACCAGTCTGCTCCCGAGTACATCTGTACCGAGAGATCAGAATGGGCAAAGTAGTTAGAAGCAATACGAGTGCGCTTGTCAGCAAAAGCACGCGCACGATCTGAAGTCTGATTTGCTGCCGAACAGTTAACTGCTGGGAGGGGAGCCATAACCTCTGAAAGGTCTCGCGCAACAATATCCACAAAATTTGCAACGACATTGGCGTCTACACCATCCGGAAAGAAGTCGGGGTATACGGATGAGATCTGACCTTTGCGGACAGCAAGGACCTCGAGATTGCGTGAGTCGCGGTCAGCGCTACGATAGCGCAGCGATTCGACGCGTGCTGCAATCTGTTCTTGGGAAAGTGCCATAATTCCTATCCGTATGTCTCAGACCATTGCTCGGCGTAAGCCTCGTCAAGGTTGATTGAACTGCGTTGTGCTTTCTGAAACCTAGTAGACCAGCGGTTACTCATCCACCTAGCTGTATTGGATCCTTGTTGCATCAACTCTCGCATACGAATGACGACGAACCATAGCGCCATCACCGTATCGGTTGGGTTGCGTGTGTCTGCTTTCCACGTGATGAGCTGTTGGACCAAGGTCTTCAAGCCCTCAGAGCCTTCGTTAGACGGAAGCTCGATTAGGTTGTTGTCTTGGAACCTACCATCACGGGTGTTACCGAAGAGGCTTGCCATAGATGCGACACCGAAGCTGGTATCCCATTTGTTCTTACCCGTAAAGTGCGAGTTGAGTTGGCAGCCATACATCGAAAGCCAGTTGCGAAGATCATTGTCCAGGGCGTAAGCCTTCTGGTGTGCGTTGATCTCGATACGCAGTTCTTGTGGGTGGTACTTCTGCACCCAATCCTCTATCAAGCCTCTGATCTTATCAGGGCTAGGCTCGGTCATATTGACGCAATCGAGGATGTAGATCATCCCGTCAGCCTTGTTGTAGGTAGCGACGACTGCTCCTGTCGCACCGGACATAGCTGGGTCAAGACCTATAATCGTATAACCTTCGACAAGCTTTGGGTGACCAGCAGCGCCAGGCTTGAGTGGGCCTCGCTTACGCATTCCGTTGACTGAACCTGCGATGCAGGCTGGTGCGAAGATCGAATCTTCCTGGACGTCCTCTTGCTGGTAAACCATTGCCCAGACAGAGGGCGCAACTTCACTACGACGTGTAAAAAGCGCTTGGCCGTCCCACTTCGGGTAGAGACCCTCTTCGTTTGGCTCATCTTGTTCGCCCTCGGCGCGATCCGTCCAAGGCCATAGAGTCTTCCAACGATGTGGTTTTTCATCAAACTCGAGCACCGCTGGCATTGCCATATAGGTGAAGG